TTATTCATTCAAGCAAATCTTGCACCAGTACAGGCAGGGAATGATTTGTATGGTTTAATCCAGCGCGGCGATATTGATAAAATGAGTTTTGGCTTTACCGTGGCACAAGATTCCTACGATGCACAGATGCGGACACGACGGATTCTCAAAATTGCTAAAGTGTGGGATGTCAGTGCGGTTGATACACCGGCTTATGATGGCACAAGTATTGATATTGCAGATGGATCAGGTATATCAGCAAGGGATTACTTCAAGGCACAGGCCGAAATGGAAAAATGTTTGAAAGATCAAGAACAACGAAAACGTCTTATTTTAATGACATTTTAAACCTATACATTTATATTGAAAATTTAAAATCGACGCTTATACGCAATTCTACGAAGTCACTTTTTAGTGGCTTTTTTATTTTGCCTTTTTTAGCCGGATGGTTGAACCAAAGAAGCTGGATAGCTGGCAAAGCAACAATAAATTAAAAATTATGAGGTGTAAACAAAATGGATAAACGTTTGAAAGAAATTAATGACAGAAAGATTGAAATTCGTTCCGCGCTTAAAGACGGAAAAGAAATTGACCTGGCTGCAGTACAGACCGAACTTGAGAATCTTGAAGCAGAAGAAATTGAACTTCGCAAAAAGCAGGAAATTGCTAATAAAATCAACGTTGGCGAAGTAGAAACTCACGAAATTGTGAAACCAGAACAGGAGAAAAGAAACATGAACTTAGATAAATTTGACTCTATCGAATATAGAAATGCATTTTTTGATTATGTAAAAACTGGCGTTATGTCACCAGAATATCGTGCTACGACTCTTACCAGCGATGCCGGTGCAGTTATCCCGACAACGACATTAAATAAGATTATCGAAAAACTTACTTCTCAAGGCATGATTTTACCGCTGGTTACAAAGACCGCTTATAAGACTGGCGTATCTATCCCGACAAGCACAGTAAAACCAGTAGCCACTTGGGTAGCGGATGGCGCTGGCAGCGATAAACAGAAGAAAGCAGTCGGTAATATTACGTTTGCCGCTAATAAACTTCGTTGTGCAGTTGCCGTAAGCTTTAATTTGGACAATATGGCGCTCAGTGCTTTTGAGGCTGCTATTGTCCAGAACATTGCCGATGCTATGACCATTGCTTTGGAACAGGCTATTATCAGCGGTGACGGTTCCGGTAAACCAACAGGTATTTTAGCTGCAGCAGTACCGACTGGACAGACAATTGATGTAAGTGCAATTGACTATCCGACAATGGTTGCCGCAGAAGCAGCAGTCCCAGCAGCATATGAGACTGGTGGGGTTTATGTTATGACTAAAAAAACGTTTATGGCTTATGTCGGCATGGTAGACAGTAGCAAGCAGCCAATCGCAAGAATCAACTACGGCATCAATGGTGCACAGGATAAATCTTTGCTTGGTCGTCGCGTTATTATCTGCGATTATCTGCCGAACTACGATACGGCAGCAGCAGGGGAGACCTTTGCATTCATCTTTAAAATGGATGACTACGTTCTTAATACTGCTTTTAACGTAAGCCTTCGCCAGTACGAAGATTATGAAACAGACGATATTGTTCGTAAAGCAATTATGCTTGCCGACGGTAAAGTTGTCGATGCAAATAGTTTGGTTGTTCTTCGTAAACCGGCAGTAATTAAATAAGTAAAAGGCGGCCATAAAGACCGCCCATCCCTTATAGGGAGTGATGAAAATGGATTTAATAACAATAAAAAATTATTTGCGAATTGATGAAGATTTAACGGATGATGATATTTTAATTCGGTCTTTATCAGATGCGGCGCAGGAATATATTACAAAGCAAACTGGTAAGCAATATAACTCAGATAAATTATGGGATGTTTGTATTTGCTTGTTGGTTAGTCATTGGTACGACAATCGGCAGCTAAATCCGGCGAAACCGGGGCTGTTATCCGAATATCCGCATAGCGTCAGCGCTTTAATCAATCATATTTCCTTGTGTATTGATTATCCGGTGGTGGTGACGCCATGAATGCTGGTACTTTAGATCGTAAAGTTTCTGTTCTTGCTTATCAAGAAGTCGAAAACGAAGTCGGTGCTATGGAACAAATTCTTGTTGAACTTTTTAAAACTTGGGCGCGTATTGAACCGACACGCGGCCGTGAATATTATGAAGCCCAACGTATAAAGGATGCAGATTCTTTTAAAATTACGATTCGCTACAGAAAAAATGTAGATGCTTCTATGTTTATTAAATATCAGAAACAGCAGTATCAAATACAGACCGTAACAGATCCATATATGGCGCATGCAACGCTGGAACTATATTGTGTTTTAAAAACAAGAGGTGCGGCAAATGGATAACGGTTTTGACTTTGCGAATATGGAAGAGTTTAAGCAGCAAATAGCTGATGTAGCAAATCAATTTCCGGCGACAGCTGAAAAGCATTTAAAAAAAATCGGTAATAAGTTTAAGAAAATCGTAAAGCAGAAGAGTCCAGACAGCGGCAATGATTCCAAGAAAAAACTTAACAAGTCTTGGAAATCTGAGGTAAAGGGTTATAGCGGCGAAGAATTATCTATGGATATATGGTCAACTTCGCCGCATTTTCATCTGGTCGATCGTGGACATGTGCAAAAAACACCGGGCGGTAGAGTTACGGGCTTTGTACAGGGCAAACACTTTTTAGAAGCCACAGCACAGGAAGTTGAAGCGGAAGTTGTTCCGGCAGAAATCGAAAAATTGTACGATGAAATCAGCAAGAAATTAGGTGATTAAGTGCTAAAGCAAACTGATATTTTAAAAGCGGTAATTACTTTGCTTAAGATGAAATACCCGGCAGCAGCCACAAATTATTATACAGACGAAATTGTCGAAGGGTTCAAACAGCCGTGCTTTTTCGTGAAGATTATCAAAAGCAGAAATACCGAAACTAAGAACATCAACAGTAACATCTTAAGCATTATTTTAACCTATTTTGCGGATTCCAAAGCGAATAAACAGCTTTCTTTCTTGGATTGTGAAGACACGATAAATGAATTATTCGGTATTTGTTTTAAAGTCGCAGACAGATTTTTGCAAATCAAATCTATTTCCGCTGAACGAATCGGTGAAAATCAAGATGTCCTGCAGCTGACAATAAACATAGATTATTTTGACAGCACTGGCTACGACGGCAACTTTGGTTATGATTTGATGCAAAATTTGAATATGGATTATATCAACAAAAATTAAGACATATAACTATATGGATCGACCTCTAAAAGTCGCTTATACGCGATTACAGGAGGTCGTTTTTTTATGGGAATTTGAAAGGATGATTATACATGGCAAAACTTGGATTGCCTAGCATTACGATTGCGTTTACGTCTACAGGTATAACGGCCATTGAACGCAGTCAGCGCGGTATTATCGCATTGGTACTAAAAGAAATAAAAGTGGCGGCAGCTGATGGCGTTGCAGGGAATGCGGCATTATTTACAGGGGCGCCGTACACGGTTTATACAACTACGGATATTCCGGACGGCTTGACCGATGCCAATAAAGAACAAATTGAACTTTCGCTTATGGGGTATCAGACAGCACCAAAGCATATTCTTGTTTATGTGCAGGATGTTGCAGCTAAAAATTATGATGACGTTCTGGTGGAACTTGAACATGCGCGCTTTGATTATCTGGTTATTCCAGAAATTAAAGATGCAGAAGTGACAACAATTGCAACATGGATCAAAGGTATGCGCACGGTTAAAGATAAAATGGTCAAAGCCGTTCTACCGAATTGTCCTGCAGACTTCGAAGGTGTCGTAAACTTCACGAACACAAAAGTTGTAACGAAAGCAAAGACTTATACAACAGCAGAGTATTGCAGTCGGATTGCCGGTATTATTTGCGGCACACCTATGACAATTTCCTGTACTTTCGCACCTTTGCCCGAAGTCATTGATTGTGATAAATATACAAAAGATCAAATGGACAGCAAAATCGGCAATGGTGAATTATTCATCATGTTTGATGGCAGTAAATTTAAGATTGCACGCGGCGTAAACAGCTTTATTACGACAATTCAAGGAAAAGGCGACCAGTTCAAGAAAATCAAGCTGATTGATTTAATGGATATGATCCATGATGATATCAAGGATA